GCACCACTCACCTTTCATATTTTTAAGCCGTATATGTAATTGTCAAAGTTCCACCCTTAGAAAAACACTTTGCATTAGCGTTATCGTATTGATACACCAAACTCCACTTGTCAGAACTTAAAGCATAACTACCAACAAGTCCACTCCAAGTTGAACTATTTGTAATAACCTGAGTATATACGGCGCTACTCCAGACATCCATACTAAATCCAGTAAATAAATATTGCCCATATCCAGGAGGTTCTGACTGGGGTGCTACAGACCTCCAAGTGATGTAATCTGGATTAGAATAATTTCCGAAACTACTTACACTAAAAACTTCTCCCAAATTTGGACTAGTAAGATTTAATTTAGGAGTTCCATTATATTGACCAGTTGACTTAACTTGAGTAGCACCTGTTATATCAGTGATTTCTGAAGTCCAATCAGATCCCTCAGTAGATCCAGTAACTGTTAAAGTAACTTTTGACATTGTTTAGTTTTTATTATATATTTACCTATTTTTTAGGTGTCTTATGAATTATCATTATACCTATAATCGGTGGAATAATCAATGCCCCTCCACAAAGTCCTATCCACACTGGGTTTGATGCAAGTGTCTCTACAATATGAAAAATCATAATCCTCTCCAATTCTTATATTCATAGTGAAAGTATTGGTCCACTTCATTAAGACCTGATAGAGGGGCATTATCTTCCAATTGAGACCATTCCAAACAAAATTGCCTTATTTTAGAATCAATTTTTCGGAATCCATACATTCTTGAAAATGCAGACAAAGCAAAATGATATCTTTGTTTATTGTGGATATGCATGATTAAGTCCCCAATAAATAAAAAATCCGATTATTGTAAAAATAATTAACGCATTAAAAATTGTTTTACTCATCTTCTTCGTCCTCGTAAGTAGATGGTTCTTCGAATAGTTCGTCTATTTTTTGTTGTAAAACTCTTTTTTGAAGTTCTCGTAAATCTTCTTCTGTAATTATTCCCATCAGTTTAAAGTAATTTTAAGAAATGGAAGTAAAGGTGGAATAACTCCAACCAACCTTAAAAGTCCCTCAGCAAATAAAGCAAGAACCACCCAACCAACGCACATACTAATGATAGAAGCATTGCGGTTGTGTCGTCGTATTGCGGCATCAATCATCTCCTGAACTTCAGAACGAGTTACATAATTATCGTCAAAAGGTTCCATCATTTTTCATCACCAAGAAACTTTGCCAGAGGATCTCTTCTGGTTTTTACAATTTCAACTGCCCTTTTGTAGAACATATTGTCAGTATTGCCAGAAGATTCAAAGGTTGCCTTAATCTTCACCCAATTATCATAGGTGTGCTGATCCATAAGGTTTTAGATTGAATACTACTACTTATGATAGTCGGCAATTTTAAACTGTCAAATTTGTGTCGATATCAAAACATTATCGAACTTCAAAATCTAACCGACGAATTTTTCTTTGCCTCCTTGCTTCTTGCCACATAATGTCTTCATTTGTTAAAACGGTATTTTTTACTTTTTTGTGATATGAATTCAACATTATGACTTGAGAAAGATCTTCTGCAGAAACCTTGTCTCCACGAATCGTTGCCATATTTGGACAACCACAAGTAACTGTTTTACTATGATGCCCTTCTAACTCTTTGCCACAAGAGCGACATCTAATTCTTAAATTTTCCATAATTCTACTACTACTCTAAAATTTAGTTTTCTTCAATTTGTAATTCTTCTTCATTAATTTCAATACTTTCTTGAACTTTACTTGTAGGTTTATCTACAAAGGATCTTAACATCCATATAAACTTTCCGTGCTCTTCATTTAAATCATCAACAAGATTTGTAGTTCCTCTTGATTTTTGAGTTTCAGATTCTTCTGCAACTTGTTTTAATAATTCCACCAAAATTTCATTACTTTCAATTAAATCTTTTACCATTTCAAGATCATTCAATTTACTATTTGATTCTGAAATATGAGAAACTTCAGTAATTCTTGTAAAAGTTGGTACAGGTTTAATATTTAAAAACCTCATATGCTCCGTGAGACGATCGATCTCTTCAAACATAGTTTCATATTGATCACCAAACACTTTATGAAACTGATAAAACTCAGAACCAACCACATTCCAGTGATAGACCCAAGTTTTCTGAAACAACATAAAAAGAGTTGCTTGAGTATCAGAAAGTAATTTATATAGTTTTTCCATTATACCAGTTTTTTAGGTATTTATAATGGGCGATGACGGGATCGAACCGCCGACATACTCGGTGTAAACGAGGCACTCTACCGCTGAGTTAATCGCCCATAAAAAGTCAAGATTGACTCATCATATATTCTACAGTATTTGCTATATCATTCATAGCATCACGAAGATTTCCTCTTTGTCCAGATTCCATTTTAATGATCGGTCGGTGGTCATCAGTTAAGGTCCACCGCCACTGATTCATTTCTTTACAAAACCAAAGATTAATTTTCATTTTTAAAGTGCTCTAGTTCAATCCAACGAAGAAGCGTATTATAAGCATAGATAGATGCTTCTGTGCAGTTGTCTTCTTTGAGTCTTTGGATGTAATACTCAAGTGCTTCAATAACCATTTCACGATCCTTTTGGGAAATAAGAGACATAAACCTCCTAACTCATTTTTATTATAAGATAAAGAGGGGGTTGTTGTCAACCCCCCAACATATGACTATGTAGTTAAATATCAGAAACGGAAAGTCGTTTGAATCACACCACCATAGTTAGAAGAAGCGTTCTTCAGACCTTGGTTGTTGGATACATAGAACACCGAAGGAGTGATGCTGATGTTATCGCTAACCTTGTAACGATAGAAGGTTTCCCACATAATAGCGTCTTTAGTAAGAGACTCGGCATTACCAGGAGCACCAATAGCAAACCCAGCAGAATTACCCTTGACAAATACATCGCTCCACTGAACACCTGCCATCCAAGTTTGGGAGTTGGTTGCACCCTTAGGAGTAGTGTCACCCTTAGCATCAAGACTTACATTGTTCCAACCATATGCAAGAGATACCGAGGGAATAATACCTGATTTCTTAGGTTGCCAGTAAGCATTAATAGCATAACCATTTGAGGTTTGTCCGGGAGCAAGAGCACCAGAACCACCGTTAATGGCATTAAAGGTACGAACACGAGTTCCTTCAGTACCATTACGATAACCAAAAGCAATACCATACTGAGGAGCACGATAACCAATCTGAACAAGAGTATTCAGAGCACCAGCAGCATCAAACTGACCCTTGGAAGAATCAGAACCATTCTGAGCAACATAGTTTAGAGAAGCAACGATACCACCTTTCTTTCCGGGTTGAGCATACTGAATACCGAAACCAGAACCAGTTGCCTTGTTATAGACACCAGGAGCGCCAGCAACAGAGAAGAAATCCAGAATGTCCGAACGATATGCAGTGGGGATCCATGCCATCTCAGTGTTACGAACCAGAGCACCAGCAGTCAACGTCACGCCTTTAGCAAGGGCGGGGAAACTGTAATACAGACGATCAAGTGTCACAGTATTAGCAAGAGTTTCTGCCTTGTCCAGTTTGAACAGAGAAGAACTTGATCCAAAAGGTTGACTGGAGAAGTTGCCAGAACGCAGACGAGTCTTGAGCAGATCCTTACCAGTGAAGGAAGTATCAAAATTCAGACGAAGGTCATAGTTGAAAGCAGTATTACCAACGTTAGTTCCGTTAGCAAGACGAGCACCATCTACACCACCCAGAACAAAGGTTGCTTCACCTTTCAGTTTGGTAGTAGTAGAAAATTGTTGTGCTTGAAGTTGACCAACTTGAGTTTCCAGTTTGGCAACTCGACCACGAATAACAGTAAGTTCTTGAGAGAATTCTTTTGCAAGACGATTGAGTTCATCAGTGACTTCTGTTACACGATCCAGGCAAGCATTCAGAAGTGCTGCTGCTTCAAAACGGGTCATAGACTTTTGACCACCATAAGTCCCGTTAGGATAACCAGCAACACAACCATAACGCTCAACAAGATTGTTGAGTGCCTGATAAGCCCAATCCGTAGGTTGGACATCAGACAATTGAGTGATACTTGAGACCTGCTCTGAAGAAGCATACTGGTTGACTGCTGCCATATTAAGGTCTGCGGCATTCGCAGCAACAGGAGCAACCATTCCAAAAGCAACAGGTGCAAGCATCAGTTGTTTGAGTTTCATAAAAATTTGTTTTTAGTACTAAACGACATACTGAGTATCCGTGCAAGTAGTTGAGGCACGGTCACGTCAGGGTATTTATCTTAACATTTTCTTTGGGATTGTGTCAAGTCTTTTCGGTTTTTACGATTTTTATAAGCGGATTAGGGGATTCGAACCCCTGACGAACTGCTTGGAAGGCAGCCATTCTACCACTGAATTAAATCCGCAGATGTGGGAGATTTCTCTCCCAGCGCATCTTCCTTCACACAAAAGAAAGTATAAGACATAATGAGTATTATGTCAAGAGCCCCATCTCGGATTCGAACCGAGGACTACTCGCTTACAAGGCGAGTACTCTGACCACTGAGTTAATGAGGCAAATGGGTAACGAGTGCCCGTCACCCGCAAAAGACACTTTCTGCGATTTTCACTGCCCTCTAATGCAGTGAACTCCCCCACCTGGACTCGAACCAGGAACCCCAGAGTTAACAGCTCCGTGCTCTGCCAATTGAGCTATAAGGGAATAATTTGAAGAATAAAATCTTCAAGTCGGGATGACAGGATTCGAACCTGCGACTTCTCGCTCCCAAAGCGAGTGCTCTACCAAACTGAGCTACATCCCGTGGCGGAGAGTGGGCGAGTCGAACGCCCAAGGGCTTTAACACCTCAACTGTTTTCAAGACAGGTTCCGTCGCCAATCGGATTGACTCTCCATATTTGGAGGCGGGGGGCGGAATTGAACCACCTACCTGAAGCTTATGAGACTTCTGTGCAACCGTTACACTTCCCCACGATGATGGATTAAGAGTGATACGTCTCAAGAACGAACAGTGTCTTAACCTCTATCTCTTTATATAGTAACAAACTTTGGAAAGTTTGTCAAGCACCCTGAGAGGGATTTGAACCCCCGTCTTCTTCGTTCGTAGCGAAGCACTCTTCCACTGAGTTACCAGGGTATGGCGAAGGATGAAAGATTTGAACTTTCACTAACGGTTTTGGAGACCGTCGTGCTACCAATTACACCAATCCAACAAGGTGCCCGATACAGGACTCGAACCTGTAAAACCTTGCTTCTAAGGCAAGTATGTATACCAATTCCATCAATCGGGCTTGGTTCCAGAACTAGGATTCGAACCTAAATAAACTCCTTCAAAGGGAGGTGTCCTGCCAGTTAGACGATTCTGGATTAGGAGTTCAGGGTGGGATTCGAACCCACGATAAGAAGTTTTGCAGACTTCCACATTTGACCACTCTGCCACCTGAACGGGGTGCCATATGAGATTTGAACTCATCTACCCAGTTTCACAAACTGGTTCCTTAACCACTAGGATAATGGCACAAGGCAGTGGGTAGAATTGAACTACCGACATAGAGGGTATGAATCTCTTGTTCTACCACTGAACTACACTGCCAACGGAAGTGGTTGGATTTGAACCAACGGTGCCAATTACTTGACACGGAATCTTAGCAGGATTCTGCAATAAGCCACTCTGCCACACTTCCAAGTAGGAATGGTCGGATTTGAACCGACGATCTCACGGTTATCAGCCGTGTGCATTAGACCACTATGCTACATTCCTAAGGTAGGAACAATCGGATTTGAACCGATAACACCTTGATCTTCAATCAAGTGCTCTACCAATTGGAGCTATGTTCCCAAGTAGTCCTAACGGGATTTGAACCCATGTCTTCACTGTGAAAGAGTGATGTCCTCACCACTAGACGATAGGACCACGCAGAGTAATCTAAAAGAATGTTAGATTACCTGGAATATGGAGATAAATCTCCAACGACCCTAACGAGATTTGAACTCGTGATACATCTTGGACAGAGATGTGTGATAACCACTTCACTATAGGGCCAAGGTGAGAGAGGAGGGAATTGAACCCCCGATGGTTCTTATGTAACGGTTTTACAGACCGCAGCCACACATATTGCCAGCAGTAGCCACTCTCCCACGATGG